AAGTGGACCAGCTAAAAACAACGCGCAAGATTAGCATGGTGTCAGATGTATTATTAACAAGCAGCACAAAATCGGGCACGACCTCTACAGTAAAAGAATAATTAAAATTTGAACTTTGTGAAAGCGCGAACCCGTCGCCCGCCCCGTCGATATATTCAACCGTATAATTACCGGCCTGGTAATTATAGACTGAATAACTGACAGTATACTCCGGGGGGTCATACTCGTAACCCTCGCACCCGATAAAAACAAACAGTAAAGCAGCAATTAAATTTTTCATGTTAAATACTCCATGTAGGTTAATGGGCCAGACACTTTAAAAATCTGGCCGTCCTTCATTTTAAAAACTATCTTGTCACCCTCGCAGTGTGAGTCTGCAATGTCTTTTGATTTTAAAAACTTCATATATTCTTTTTGTTTTCTTTTATTGCTCGCCTCGTATGGATCTTTTTTCATTTGTGCTACCTCTTTGATATTTCACTTTCTGTCATTATACTTCATTACCCCACGCATCCCAGCCTGGTGTTTCTTGCCTTGCAAAAAGCTCTATCCGCGGGACATTACCTATTATAGACACAATTTTTTCTTTTATACTTTCGGGTTTTTTTGAATGTTTTTCACGTTGGCTATGTATAACTGAGTGCACGTTTCGGATAAGCGGCTTAAATCTAAAAGGCTTATCTTTTACGCCAATTAGGCAAATTTCGGTGTTTTGTCTTGTATAGTAACCCATACCCCACGAAGGATTACCCCTTTTATCTGTTTTTACCCAGTTAAACCCTAAACCATAATAGTTGAAATCCCACGCGGCTATAGTGTCGAGCCCTTGCGCTAAGCGCGGGAAAGTAACCCACAAAAATAATATAGACTGCTTAGCACTAATATTTTTTACGGGTAGCGCTTTTATTTCTTCTATGTCCATTGTCGAATAATGGCTAGAAACTACCCGGCTACCCGTCCCGCTTTCCCTATACTTCCAGGGCGGGTCTGCATATATGATCTGATATTTTTTGTCTGGAAATTCCACTACTTTTCCCCCAGCATTATTATTTTTTTTTCAAATTCTTTTACATCAAATTCAAGATTTTTCATTTGTGATACCTCTTTGATATTTCACTTTCTGTCAGCAACGGAAAGCCCGGCAGCCACGCGGGCGCCGTGTTCATAATCTTGTCAAACTTTACCCGCGCGGCCTTTGCCGTGGCGGTTTTAATCTGGCATAGTATTTCATCGTGACAATGTAATACAGGGTTTAATTCCTGCTTATCGCATTCAAGCATACATTCAACCAGTATATCCCGACACATTGCCTGCGTGACGTTTTCAGCAAGCAGGCCGCCCCATATTCTGACCCGCCGGTTTTGTGAGTGGTTCCAATAGCTCGCCCCCTGGCCGTCGATTTTAACGTTATGATAATACAACCAGCGCCCTGAGGGTAAAAGAATTTTAACGTAATTGTTTTCCCCCTTGACGGTTAAATATTTCCCGGTCTTAATTTCTTTTTTTGCTTTTCGCCCACCCCAGGCAGCCATAAAAGCCCGGTTTAATTCGTACCAAAAATTGACAATCTCAGTATATTTCCCCCGGTAAGTTTTCACAATATCCGAGGCAACGCGCTCGTCTTCAGGCAAACCATAACCGGCCATCATTGCAGTAATACCCCCGACCCCCGCACCGTACCCGCAGGATAAAATCCCAACCTTTCCAACCGTCCGGGCCTTGTCCGATTTCTTTACTTTCGCCGGGTCCAGGTTATAAATGGTCGCGCCCATTGAGATATACACATCAACACCGCGGGCAAAGTCTTTGATTAAATCATCTTGACCGGCCAGGTACGCAATGCCCCGCGCCTCGATTGCGGCAAAGTCACCGATTAAAAAAGTTTCCCCCGCGGGGGCTTTTATTAAACCGGGTAAAATGGTTTTACCCGCCTGGATAATTTCAGGGTATGGCATTTTATCATTCAGCCCTTTTATGGCCGCGTCGATTTCCTTTGTACTCGTTTTTGTTTTTGGCAGGTTATGGGGTTGAAACCCCGCCCCGGACCACCGTCCGGTGTGCGCGCCGAAGTAGCGTAAAAAGTACCGGATCTTATTATCAGGCGACAAGGCTATTTTTAAAGTGCTATATTTCTTGACGCTCGCCTTTGCTAAAAATTGACGTAATTCCAGCACCCGCACCGCCTGGGGGTGTGCTTGTATTTTCTTATTATTAAAAGCGGCCTCTACGGTAAGGGCTTTCAAATCGGGGAGCTTTACCCCGATTTTAGAAAAATACTCTTTCATTTGGTTACCGCTGCGCGTGTTTACTCCTATTTTTTCCGCTTCTTTTTCCGCCCGCGCGGTTGCCGTTTCAAAGAGTTTTAAAAACTTATTCAGGGCGGCAACGTCCACGGGCAGGCCTTTTACATTCTGCTTAAAATCGAGCTCAAACACTTCCCGCTCCAGGGGCCCGTTGGATAAGCCTTTTAAAACTTCATAACATTGACTATCTGCCAGCACGTCCGCACGGCAATAATCAAACATTAAATTTTTATCCTCGCCTTTTAACTCGCGAAAATACTTTATCTGCTTTTTTTTATCTGTCACGGGCTTACTGTATTTATTGATTAAACCCTTGCCCGCGTCTAATTTCTGCTGGGCAACCCCCAGGGCCGCGGCCCCTTTTTCAAGCGAGCCGGGCAACCCCACGCATAAAGACAGGGCGCGGGTACATATCCAGCGGGTGGGCTCGGCCATAAAATCGGGAAACCCATACCGCGGGATAAGTATATTTTTTATCATAGCATACTCAAAAAGCGCATACCGGGCGACGTACCCCGCGGGCGTTTTAAATGTATCGGGCACGGGGTCGCCGGGATACCACCCCACCGCGTCAGGCATGTCAGGTGTTTTATAGTACATACAAAAAATATCTGTACTGGTATCCTCAGCGTACCGCCACGCCCCCGCCTTTGTCAAGTCAACCATTGACCGGGTTTCAAAGTCAAGATTTATCGTTGTCATTTCAACCCCTCCAGACTAAAAGTTTTCCCCTTGAACTCTTCCGGGCAGTCGTGCCAGACTGGAACATCTTTGTCATATGTTTGATTCTCATAAGGCAAAAATGAACTCGACCCATCAGAACCAAATTGTATATGAGTAGCCCATTCAGGCACCATGTCGAACGGCCCGCCGATTGGTTTATATAGTTTATCCACAGCGTATAAATATTTGTCATCTTTCTCAACAATGCGAACATAATCAATGTTATTTTTAACGACCATCCCCGGCACTACCCACCACGGCTTTACACTCTCCGGCTGTTTAAGTGACTCACCGCAGAAAGGGCAGAACCCTATCGTCAAACAATCAAATTGTGCTATATAAAATTCTTTTTCCGCGTTTATGCCTATTTCACAATGTTCAATTTCAAGATCCATAGTCTCACACGGTACAAACTCGCCTTTATTGTAGTGACATTTATCCATTTAAAGACGCCTCTGCTGCTTTGATTGCAATCTGTACATCAACTAAAGTGTGCAATGCTGGGTCTTTTGTGCCTTTATCAGGTAACCTTATATACCCGTTTTCAACTCCATTTTCGATAAAACATCTTGTAGCCTTCAACGCCTCAACACACTGTTCAAATGGGATTTCTGTTTCTATGTAGCCTTCAATGCAGCCTGTTTGGCATTTTCTATCTTGCTTATCAGAACAATGATACAACGGGCATTTTTTATACACTTTCATTTTTTAACACCTCAATATCTTTTATTGGTACGACCCAACCCAGGGCGGCGCCGTCAAGACGCACAACCGCCGCGGGGCCGTGAATGGGGTGCGTATCTATCAGCATTAAAACAACCGCCCGCGTTTTATACCCTTTAATTTTTACCCGGTCGCCTTGCTTTATCATAACACGACCAACTCAGAGGCAGAAAAGTGCCACGCGGGGCCGTCCTCGACCTTGACAAGATAGTGTTTATGCTTATCAATATCAATAACGATACCGCGCGCGCCCACCGCTTCGCGCATTTCACGCACCCAGCTATCAGAGTCATAGGGCCCCCGGATATAAACCAGATCGCCCACGGTTGGGCAGTCCAGGGCCCCGCGTTCCTTTTGCAAGATTAAATATATTATGATAAAAGTAACGATAAAAACAAGAGTATAGATTATAATATTCATTTTAACACCTTTAGCATGTCCATATAGTTTTTATACTCGGCTGTTTGTTCTTCAGTGTAATCTTCTGACAGCCCAATTTGTTGATATGAGTCAAGCCACTCGTCAAGACTGTAAACATGACACCCGATTCTTAATTCGTTTATTTCTTTATTATACTGTAAAACGTGCCGGGAGCCGTAAATTATTATTACAGCGCCTCTCAAATTAGTGTCTATCAAATCAGCGCCTCTCAAATCAGCGCCTCTCAAATCAGCGCCTCTCAAATCAGCGCATCTCAAATTAGCGCCTCTCAAATTAGCGCCTCTCAAATTAGCGCCTCTATTTTTTTCAAGGCACTCTTTAATCGACTCATATTCACTGCTTAAAATGGCATTACCGCCAAAGCTATTTTTTATTTCTAATTTCATTCTTTTCCCCCTATGAAATTTTATTGAACGGCTGCTCACGTTCAACGAGTTTTTTTATTTTTGGCGAGTCATAAAGATCCGCGATATTTTCTTTACCCGCCAGCTTTTCCATTTGTGCGGGTGTTTTCAAGTCGCGGGGTTTATACATATCGTCGCCCAAAAAAGAGAGTTTTTTCTCAGCGTCTTTTTTGTCTATCCAGCGACGGTGACCGCTGGAAAGTGCAACAGTGAGCAGATCAAAGGGTGCGCCCGTCCCGATACGATCAAACAGAACACCCTCGACAGCCTTAAAATATGTTTCAACCAGGGGTTTTAATAGGTAAAGTTTTTCAAGCTCGCCCGTGGCAATGTCAACAGGGGCCGCGGGGGCATCGAGAAAACTTTTTGCAAAGTCAACGCGGGCGGCCAGGGCGGGGCATACCAAAACCGCACGGCAGAAACGACAATGCTCACCGGCGGTCTGGGTGTTTATGTTTTCTTTTATCCGGCTAACCCGTGAAGCTATTAAATGGCTCGCGGAGTGCCGAGCGAAGCCGGAAAGTACAACAACCTTTTCCGGGTCGTTGTAGTAGTTAGGCTGTACAATGTGCATATTTATATAAAAAGGCTTTTCTTTATCTATACCGGAATTGACGAGCCATAAAAGGGCGCCGTATTCGATCTGCAACCCGGCGCTTTCTGAATAATCAAAGTTACCCGTTTTCAGGTCCATGAAGTCAAGATATACGGCGTCTTTTGTTTCCGTAACAATTGCGCTGTCAGCCTTTGCCACGCAATCAAAGCCGTCAATTTCTGCCCTGAATTTTTCTTCTATTATATAAGAAGTCTTGCCCTTATATTTTTTATGCGCGCGGGCTATTTTTTTATAATGTTTCTGGTAATGCTTGACCGCGTTTTCTGCCCGGTCCCAGTCTGCCGAACCTTTTATAAAACCCGCGTCTTTTAACCATTTAGAGACCGCGCCGGGTTTTACCCCCTGCTTGAACTCTTTAACAAGTAGATCCTCAGCGATATCATGGACTTTTGTCCCGAAGGTTGCCGCCTCGGTAAAAGGTCTATACTGTAATTCTTCGGGGGTTGACTGTTCCAGACGCAGGGAGCCGGGGCAGTTTGTAGCGCGGTGGATGCCGCTTGCTTGTAATTTAATCATTGTCGGCCTCTCATTTTTAAGATGTATTCTTTTACGAGCATCTGATTTTCTGTCACAGCCCCGTCATAACCCCCCGCAGAGAAAAGGCGCCCCTTTTTTGCTCGCGCTTTTAGCGCGTCAAGGGTGGTTTCTTCGGGGTCAAATTGACCCTCAAAGCCATAACAGGAGCAGTGGCTTCCGTGAACCTCATACAGCCTTCGGGCTTTTTTAAGCAGGAAAAAGGAAGAGGAATCACACCCGTAATCGCCCACGCTTTCGTAAGCAATTAAAATCTTGTATCCGGCTAAGTCAACAAAGCCCCCGCCCTCGGGGTTATAGCTTACCATAATATGCTTTTTAATCTCTTCAATAGTACACTTGTTTAAATCCGCTAACGCTAACATATCTTTTATCCTTTATTAGATTTTTATAAATCAGAAAATACACCCATATAGAAAAGCTGTCAACCCCTTTTCAGAAAAATTTAAAAAAAATCCTGAAAAGGGGTTGACAGTATGGGCTTTCTACTATTAAGATGTTTTCAATTAACAAATATTATAAATTTATAGAGAGGTTTTAAATGGCTAAAAACAAGAATGCGTTTTTTATTGGTGACTTAAAGGAAGGTCAATTTGTCGGGTATCGTCTGGCCTTTGCGCCGAACCTGGCCGAAGCTCGCGGATTTAATGAAGAGGACAACCGCAAATTTGACGTTACGGTACTTATTCCCAAAACAGATAAAGCGGGCATCAAAAGAATCAAAGATGCTATCAACGGGGCTATTGATAAAACTGATTGGAGCGCGGCGGCAAAGACTCAGGTTAAAAAAACTGCATGGGATTTCGACGCCTATAATGATTATTGTATCATGAAGGACGGCGACGCAAAAAACGAGCGGGCGAAGGACGAAGAGAAAACCGAGTACACCCAGCGGGACGGACACTACACACTAAAAGCTACCAGAAAGGAAAGTTTTGGCCCCCCGACGGTGGTAGATAAAGACGCCGAACCTATACCCGGAATCGAACTAAAAGGCGCGATTCAATCGGGGTACTGGGTCAATGTATCGGCAAACGTTTACTGCTATGACTTCAACGGCAAAAAAGGCGTTTCTCTTCAATTTGACGCAGTGCAGTTAGTAAAAGAGGGCGAGATTTTCGGGCAGTCTAACCCCTTTGAAGCCATCGACATTGAGGCCGAAGTGGTAGAAACGGAAAGCGCAGAAAGCCCATTTAATGAGTAATATTTTTCTTCTCCTGATTTGATGTTTACCCGTGGGGCCCTATGAGCCCCACGGGAATTTTTTACAAAGGAAAACAAAATGAAAACAGCGCGAAGTATTCACGCGTATCTAACCGAAGAAGAACACGAACAGGTTGACCGTACAATTGAAAAATTGCGGACGGTAGGCAAGGGCGCGGCAAAAATTAACAAAGGCGACGTCGGTGCTGCCCTTTTAATGGTAGCAATTGAGGACATAAATTTTATTGCAAAGGTCCGGGCATACCTGACCACGGGGGAATAATGGCTTTTAAAAACCGTCACGGGGTTTTCGTAACTAAAACGATAAAACAAGTATTTGAACAAAACCCCGTAGAGTTTGGGAAACCCGGACCTGCGCCAAAGCCGTTTTTATGCCCCGCGCTAAAAGACGCGGGTGAGACTATAGAAGAAACCCTTGAACGGTGGGGCAAAAAGTACGGGGACAAAGCCTATTTTAAAAGCCCCGAGGCCCTTTGCACCATAGGGACCCGCTGGAGCCAGAACGACCCCTATAAAAGTATAATGGAGAATAGAAAAATGGAAAAACCAACCACTCTACAAATAAAAGAAGTAGAAAACGGCTTTACCGTAGAAGCGGGCTGTAAAATATTTGTGTTTGAAAACCTTAAAAGCCTGACCGCGGCCCTTACTCTTTTCTATACGGACTATGAAAAGGCCTATAAAAAGTATGTAAAAGAGGCCGAGTAATGCCCCAGGATAAAGAAAGTTATATGTCTTTATTAAATGACATGATCACAGATAATACGTATAACCACGCGGCGCCTTTTTTAAAATCAGTACGGGCCCGGCTAAAAGAAAACGGGTCGATCACAGAAAAGCAACAAAAAGCTATTTTTAATATTTATGAAAAGGGGGCTATATGAAGAACCAACACACAAAAGCAGCTATACTATTATATCAATACGAGCTGGCGCTTTTAGCCATTCATAAGTTTAAACCCGACGAGCTGGCCACAATTAAAGAGAAAGCGATTGAGAAATTTAGGTCAGACCCCGCTTTTCGCCACACGGTTTGTAGCATAGTGGACGCCCTAAAATGACAATACATTATACAAACGAACACGGGCGCGCGCTATGCAACCACGCGGGATTCTATTCCAGCCGTACAAAGGACCCGGACGCCGTGACGTGCCGGTCATGCATGAAAGCCCTGGCCGGTGAGGCGGCACGCGTCCGAGAGCGCGAGAGTTGGGGAGAAACAAACCGCGAGGGGTCAACCGGATATCGGACAGGGAGTAATTAAAATGAAGGTAAAAATAAATACCTATTTAGTAGCTTTATCGCAAAATAAATTTGCTCAGGTAGACCCCGAGGGCTGGGAAAAAGTAAAGGCTTTTAAGTGGAGCTACGCGGTCACTGGATACGCAGTACGCAGTCATCGGGATAAAAAAACAAAAGAAAAGCAAGTAATAACAATGCACCGAGTTTTATTAAACGCCAAAAAGGGTCAAGTATCTGACCATATTAACGGGGATAAATTAGATAACAATTTTTCTAATTTGCGAATATGCACACAAAGTGAGAACGTAAAAAATCGGACGGGGGTCAATAGAACATCAAAATATAAAGGGGTATCCTGGGAAAAAAGACGCAACAAGTGGCTCGCCAATATAAGCAGCGATGAAAAACGTATCTACTTAGGCCAATACGAGACAGAAAAAAACGCGGCCTTAGCCTACGATAAAGGGGCTTTAAAATACCATAAAACTTTCGCGCGCTTAAATTTCCCGGAGAGTATTAAATAAATGCCAACATTACACGAAGGCCAAGTGCTGGCAGAAACCCATATTTTAAAAGCGCTCACAAAATACAAGGGCTTTTTACTTGCGGATTGTCCGGGCTATGGTAAAACCGCAGTCTCAATAGCTATAAGTAAAAAAGCGCTGTCTAAGGGCCCTATTTTAATTATTGCCCCCGCTTATATCGTGCTGAATTGGTTTGATGAGTTAATTTTATGGGGCGTAAAAAAGAAAGATATATGTATCATAGATAGTACAAAACAGATACTAAGCGAAGCAAATTATTATATCGTATCGTATAATATGGCTGCATATATTGACCGGACCAGGGGCGCGGACGGGCGCCCGATAAAAAAGCCGGGGCTTATATTTCAACAGCTTTACCGTATGGAGTGGGGGTTGCTAATATGTGACGAAGGGCACGCATTGAAAACCCCAGGGACCCAGCGTACCCGGCTTATTGCCGGCACGGGAAACAATAAAAAAACTAACCTGTATAACCGAGCCTACAAAGTTTTATTGCTTACCGGGACACCCTTAATAAATCGGATAGATGAATTATATAACCTGATAATAAAAATAGCCCCGGAAATATTTAATAATATAAGCCGTATGGATTACATATTGCACTTTGCCGGGCATATTGAGTCTACACCCTGGGGGATAAAGCACAAAGGGGTCAAAAATGCCGATGAATTGAAAGCCTTAATCGCCCCGGTTATGCTTGCCCGGGCCAGTATTGAGGGCCTGCCGGACCGGGTTGACAGGCCGATACCTTTAAAGATTCACGGGAAAGACTTGACTAACTTTATAAAACAGGAAGAAGATTTTATAACCCGGCACGGCCTGACCGCGGCAAACCTTGACAGCCTGCAAAAAGTACAGGATATTGAAGGGCCCACGATTGCAGAAATAAGACAGCAAACCGCGCTTTATAAAATACCGGCGGTTATGTCAGCCCTGGGTGATGCCTGGGAGAAAGAGGAGAATTTAGTCGTTGGGGTATATCATCGGGCGGTACAAATTGCGGTAAAAAATGAGATTGAAAAGAAGTTTCCCGGAAAACGGCTTGCTATTATTAACGGGGGAGTAGATAAAAAGAAGCGCCACGCAATAATAAAAGCATACCAGGCCGGGGAAATTGACTGCTTGCTGACTACAATAAGCGCAATGAGGGAAGGGGTCAACGTGACCCGCGGATTCTCTCTTTTTATAGTAGAGTTTCCCTGGACCCCGGCAGAATTAGAACAATATATAGCGCGGGTCCACCGGAAGGGGCAAAAAAATATAGTGTATGTCCATTATTTCTTTTTCAAAGGTGGTATTGATAAAATTATGATGCAGTGCCTCAAGGGAAAAGAAAGAATGATAAAAAAAATAATGACTTAACGGAGAAGAAAAGAAAATGAAAACAATACACAAAATAAAAATCTTTTATGACGGCGCGGACTCAATGGAAGCAGATGCCAACCATTTTTTAGCGTCTCTTGATAAAGAGCACATAAAAGCCGTGACTTTCTGTCCTGGGCCGCGGGTGCAGTCTCAAAACGCGATATTGATACACTATACCGAGTATGTAGAGGGCCATTAAAATGAACACTATTACATTTAAGCTATTTGACGAGGATTTAGAACCGGCCTATACGGAGCATGATATTTTCTTGACTGAGCAGGGTTATATTTATCTTAATGGTGTAATGCCTGAAAACCGAGTGCCCGAAGAGTTTTTAAAAGGTATGTTTTTAGAAATTACCGTCGGTGCTGCATGTTTTCGGGTTGCGCTATGAAATTTAAAATAATACCAAACGAGCAAACACCCGCGGTAATTTACCCGGAAACAGCCGAAGGGCTAATAAGAGAAAACTTCCTTTTATACTGTAAATTTTTACCCTTCGCCCGGCGGCAGCATAACTGCGTGGGGCTGGCGGCCAACCAGGTGAGGGTTGACGGGGCCCGGATTATGGCCCCCTTTTTTGCTATTCAAGAAACCCATTTTTGGGATATTGTAATTTATCCGAAAATTGAGAAATACGAGGGGGCGCCAGAGATAAAAACAGAGGCTTGTCTAACCTGGTTAGGCAAAAAGCTACAGGCCCCCCGCTGGCCTGTTATACAGGTTAGTTACTACAAACTAAACGGGCAGCGGGTACGGGAGCGCGTCGCGGGCTTTAAAGCGCAAATATGGCAACACGAATACGATCATCTTACCGGCGTAAAAGAAAATATAATAGACTAATAGAAGAGGGGGAAAAATGAAAAAATTAACCGTCCTTTTTGTAGGCCTTTGCTTTTTTGGGTGCGCAAGAAAAACAAGCGCGCCGTCCTTTGGGATAGAAAAAAAATGCCTGGAAGGGCATATTTATTTTATAGTTACTTACTACGGGCACGGGAAACTTGCTTTAAAAGTAGACGATAACGGAAAGCCCATAAAATGCAGAGCGGGAGAAGAAAAATAAATGGATAAATTAACCGGGCTTTTTATTCAACAGCTTTACAACGGCGAGAAAATAACATTTCGAGCCATACAGGAAAACGGGACGGGAAAAGAAAACAAGGTCACTCATGGCGAATACAATCAAAAATTCATAGACTATTACAACGACAAGGGCTGCGGGATCTTTATACTACCCAACCATACAGGGAGCGTATCGACAAAGGACGCGGATATTTCCCGATTCAATGCCGTATTTATTGATATTGACGATGATAAACTTCCGGCCTATTTTCCCGTCGAGCCCTCGGCTATTATCTCGCGGGACGACAACCAGGGCCACCATGTATACTGGTTCCTGCACCCTACCGAGGACGGGGCGACATGGAAAACAGCGCAAGAATTATTGATACAAGTCTATCAGTCCGATGCCGCGATAAAAAACCCGGCCCGCTTAATGAGACTGCCAGGCACGGTCAACCAGAAACCGAAGCGCAACGGGCAGACCTACCAGGTCCGTAAATTAACAAGTAACGTCTATGACTTAAATGACATCATTATCGGCCATACAGACAATAAAAAAATCATTAAAAACCTGAGAAAAGACGAACACCCCCGAATATTTAAAAACCTGGGCGCGGATAAAGGCCAGCGCCATGCGGCTTTAATCCGATTGGTTACCCGTATGCACGCCCTCGGCTTTTCTGAGGACGGTATATTTAAGGAACTGCAATACGTTAATAAACATTATTTTGATTCAGAATACACCGAGGATACACTTAAACAAAAAGTAGGGGCCAGGCAATACGCGCGCAGTAAAAAGGGCGACGAACGCATAGAAGAAATTGAAAAAGAACTTGCCCGGCAAGAAACCGTGCGCGAAGCCCTGGCCGATTGGTACTATATACAGACCGGAAATTATTTTGTGCATACCGGGAGTCTGGATATCGAGCGGACGCGCGAGGGTATAAACGCGGCTTTTTCTAATATAGCAGACCTGGGAAATGTCGTTCACTATGCTTTTTTACATAACCTGATAAAACAGGCCGAGCGGGTCATATACGAGCCGGGAAAAGAGAAAATATGTCCCGGCCCCGCGGGGTTGCCCCTGCTTAATATCTGGAAAGATGACGCGATAAAACCAGATGACACACCTGAGCAATGGTTTATAGACCATATCAAATACTTAATGTCAGGGGTTGAAAGTGAGCACTTTATTGACTGGTTGGCCTACGCCGTCCAGAACCCTGGAAAAAAGATAATGCATGCTTTTTTAATTATCGGCGGCCAGGGCATTGGAAAAAGCATAATGTTCTATCTTTTCAAGCAGCTTTTCGGCCCCAGCAACGCAAAGGCCCCCCATAACGAGGGGTTGTCTGACAAATATACTAAATGGGCGAAGCACTGCCGGTTCTGCTTAATCAATGAATTGAAACAGGACGGGAATCATAATTTCTACAACGCAATAAAGCCCTTTATTACTGAGGATGAAATTGAAATACGGGAAATGTACCGGGACCCCTACACCATACGCAATACAATGAACATACTAGCTTTTTCTAACGATGAGTCACCCATACGGCTGGAAGAATACGACCGACGGTGGTACGTTATAAAGAGCACAGCAACGCGAAAACCGGACGCATATTATAAAAAATTTATCGATATGTGCGATAAAAACGCCGGGGGCGTGCTGCGTTTTCTCCTGGCCCGTGATTTATCGGTCTTTAATCCCGGAAAAGTACCAGAAAACACCGAGGCAAAAAGCTTTATTATTGATCAGAGTAAGTCAGACTATGAGTTATGGCTCCGGGAGCAGATAGAAAGTAAAAATAAAATGTTTGAATATGATATTATAAGCATAGCGGACATCATGGCCGAACTACCGTTGCAATTTCGGACGCGATTTGTGACCAGTAAAGGGACGGCAAAGCTATTGAGAAAATATGGAGCCGTGAAAATCGACCAGTCAATGAAAATCAATGGCGATATGCGCAAATTTTGGGTCATACGCGACAAAGACAAGTATATACCCGACATTGACGCGGGTAAAATACTCGAAACAGTAAAAAAGATGTATGCTGACAGCGCGGAAGGGCCGATAATACAGTAATATAGTGGTAAAAGGCGATAACTGTAAACTAAAGAGGGTACAAAACAAACCGCTTATAACCTACTATACCCCCAACTCTTAAGATATACCTATACTACTTTATCCCTAGGAATAAGTATATCAATATAGTTTACAGTTTTAGGCTTTTGCTCTAATACCGGATAAAAGGAGAAGAAAATGAGAAAATACTGGTATGACTTACCTTATCAATACCGATTAAGGCAGAAAAACAAGGCTATTCGTCAAGCCTGTAAGGAGTTTGACCGTGAAAAGGCGGCACTTGACCCCGCGGGGGCTGATTATATCCTGCTTTTGGTCTCAGTATCTTTGTTTTTTAAGGTCCGTATTGAGGGGATTGCCCGGCAGCCGGTCTATAGAACGGGAAAAAAGCCCCGCGGGCAGGCTATTACCATTAACCAGGGCGTTTTAAAAAGTAATATTAACTATTCTGAGGCGGTAGAGGCAGGCGGGGTAAAATTAAATATTGATGGCAAAGATATTTTTAAGCGGGGGTCAAATGGCTAAAAAGATAAATATTGCTTTACTTATAACGCTGATAGCGGTACTTTTAACCGTATGGAATACTGTTTTAACGCTCCATGTATGCGCCCGCCTGGATGGGGGCGAGTGGCGTATTGATCATATAGAGGCGGGATTTTCCAGGATAATAAACACGCTGCAAACTATAGATACCAGGGGGGAATTGATATGGAAAAAACCGTAATGATGTCATATACTGAGCATCAATGCTTAATACGCGCGAAGTTGTGCGCGTTAAAATTGGAGTACCGGGGCTTTTATGATTCAGGTGAGCCGTATGTAATAACAGAGTTTAAAGCGTGCGATAACGCGGGTCAGGTGAAAGACGAGATTTTAAAATATTGGACTACCGAGCGAGAGTGGACCGAAATCGAGCGCAAGCATTTACTTGAGGATATAGCCGAGTTAAAAGCAGAAGTTAAAAGACTGAAAAATAAAAAGTGGTGGCGGGTATGGCAACGATAGTAGATAAATCCTGGAGCGTGCTGGGGGTTACCCCCGAAGAGTTGGAGTCTTTTGATATATCTGATCAGCATAAATGTTTTGCGTATCATTATGTGCTCGGTGTTGACAAGGGCAGGTTTAATGCAGGTGAGGCGGCTCGTAAAGCTGGTTACAGTAAAAAAAACAATGCCGCGGATGTTACGGCCACCCGTATGCTTAGAAATATTGAATTGAAGCGCTTCATAGGCTTTATTACATTTAAGCAGCTCGCGCCATTAAAGGATAAATTTAGAGCTGAAATAATAGAGCGCGGGCTTGCTATAATTAACGCGGATATCTCTGAATACTTAAACCCGAACGGCACATTATCTTTTACTGAGTGGCAAGAAGTAGACAGCCGCCCGGTTAAGGGTATTACGCAATTATCAAGCGGGAAATTTAGAGTTGACTTGTACGACCCCAAAGAATGGACCGCTATAATCGACAAATATATGGACCTGGCGGCAAAGGCGGACTTGACCGTGACAATTAAAAAAGAATCGGATCTTGACAGCCTGACAGACGAGCAATTGCTCGATTATATGGAGCGAAAAAAGGAATAAATAAATAAAAATGAGGTGCTTTATGAAAGTGAATTTTAAGTTTAATAATGGCGAGGTTGTTATTAACCGCCATAACAAGGCGGGGTTTGTTTCTATGTGCGCGGTACAGGAAGGTGAGCTTAACCCGTCCTATTATGTTAAATATGAGACAAGTGAAGGCTGGGAGCAAGAAGAAAATTTGAGGGGCAAAGACGAGCTATAATGCCCCCTGAAATTGACATTGACCTACCCGCGGCGGCGCGTGCTGAATGGGCTTTTCGACAGCTGGCCCGCCGCCAGGTAGGGTATTTTATAAAGTACACATATCCGAAGTACTCCTTGACCCCCTTCCATACGGTATATAATAAAATTCTGACGCTTTACGCGAAAGGTATTATTAAGAAGTTAATAATTACCGTCCCGCCGCAGCACGGGAAATCAATTAGTTCAACCCGGAGCTTGCCCGCCTTTATGCTGGGCCATAACCCTGAGTTAAGGGTTGCCGTTGTATCCTATTCTACTGATAAGGCCCGCCGGTTTGGCCGGCAGATCCGCGGGGTAATGGGTAGCGAGGAGTATGCAAGGCTTTTTCCTGGTACAAAATTACCCGAACCGCGGGACACGACCTATACAAACAGCTCCGATATAGTCGATATATTAGGGGGCCCGGAAAAAGGGAATCTGTTCTTGACCGGGCGCGGCGGGGGCCTGACCGGCGACCCCGTGGACATTTTAATAATGGACGACATGTATAAAAACGCCAGCGAGGCAAACAGTCCGGTAATAAGGCAAAATATCATAGACTGGTATAATATGGTTGGGGATTCCCGCCTGCATAATGATTCGCAGCAGCTAATAGTTTTTACCCGCTGGCATGATCAGGACCTGGTCGGGTATATACAAAAAACTGAGGGCGTCACGTTATTAGAAAGCAACGAACAGCTCGCCAATATAGATCCTGATAACTGGTATATGATAAATTTTGAGGCCCTGAAAGAATCAGACCCCACGGAGTTGGACCCCAGGGCCGAGGGTGAGGCGCTATTCCCGGAAAAGCACAGCGCTAAAAAGTTAGGCAAGACTAAGAAAAGACTTTTACAGGGCGACGCGGAAAATTGGCGTTGTTTATACCAGGGCGACCCGCGGCCCATAACAGGCCTATTATACGGCCAGGGCTTTAAAGAGTATGAGAAAACGCCCGAAGATATAATTGAACGTCTGGCCTTTGTTGACGTGGCTGATAAGGGGAAAGACTGGCTATGCGCTATTGCCGGCGATAAAGGGGCCGATAATTTTATATACCTGAAAGATGTATATTATACACCGGACCCCGGAGACGTGACCGAACAGGCAACCGCTACATTTTTAATCAGTAATAATGTAGACCGGGCGGTCATTGAGAGCAATGCCGGGGGCTCATTTTTTGCGCGCAATGTCGAGCGGATACTCAGGGAGCGGGGCAGCACTTGTATTATCGAGCCTCGGTGGGAAGGCAGCAACAAAGAAAGCCGTATAATTACCGGGGCCGCCTCGGTTATGCGTACCGTTTTAATGCCTATTAACTGGGCGGGCAGGTTCCCGGCCTTTGCGGGCGACATACTGGGGTTTCGGAAACTGTTTGGGGCAAACACCCGCGACGATGCACCGGACGCGCTACAGGGCTTATATACGGCGTCCGGGCTCGGTGGGGGCATGGACTTTATAGTTGAAGTGGTTTAAAGTCTTTTAATGCTGACGCTTTCGGAATAGTAGCCGTTTGATGATCCATACCATCGGAGGGTGACGGTTCCTTTTATTGTTGATATAATATAGAATGACCAGGTAAATGATTCCTGGTATTCTGGTATTCTAACGCCTTTGGGGTTGCTGTCTATATTTATTCTTTCCGAGGCCTCAATAATAGGGGTGTTTAGTAAGTCGAGTAAATCACCTATTATTTCTTCTATAGAGACGGTCTCGCAGCAGCTTTGTTCATGGTGCATTAAATAGCGGGCCCCCGTGTTGCATATAAAGAGTATTTCTTCTTTATCGGCTGACACATCTATTTTAGTTAGTGTTTTTCCTACCAAGCTTTTTAGTTGGTTATCCACGAGCTTTACCTCATTTTTATTTTTTTAATCTACGTATAAATGTAAAATTGTACCCTCGCGGTGTGTGCAGAACCCCGCTTGTATTGCCTGCTCCCTCATGTATCTTAAGGGGTTATTTGTCTTTGCCATGTCTATCTTTATTGATTTCTGCCCCCTGTTTACGGCTAACATAAATTCTGGATCTTTTGAGGCCTTTTCAAGCGCCTTTTTTACGGCGCTGGTTTTATCTTTTGTTGTCATTATCGTCAACCTCTTGCATTATTTTAATCATACGCTCTATGCTCCAACGTGTGCGCCCGGCCATAAAGGCTGATATCTCAGGCTGTTTTGTCCCTATTGCCTCAGCGGCCTTTGTTTGATCCGGGAAGGTTTTAATGTATATTTTTACTTCCTCGGTGAGTATGGCCCGCAGGCGCGTTAATTTATCGGTTGTTATTGTCATAGGGCCCCCAACACTTTTTTAATCTGTTTTATCTGCCCTGACTCTGCGGCTGACCCTGCGGCGGACTCTGCGGCTGACCCTGCGGCTGCGGCTGACCCTGCGGCTGACCCTGCGGCTGCGGCTGACCCTGCGGCTGACCCTGCGGCGGACTCTGCGGCTGACCCTGCGGCTGACCCTGCGGCTGACCATGCGGCTGACCGTGCGGCTGACTCTGCGGCTGACTCTGCGGCTGACCGTGCGGCTGACCGTGCGGCTGACAAATCATCATCAGTGGCTTTGCCTTTCATCCATTGCTTTTTAATCTTGATCGCTTTCCAGCTATCGGGATGTGGTTCTCTACCGGCTTTGCGTTCGTCTTTCAATGCCTTTTCTGCGAACTTTACAGCCAGTTCATGCAATTTCATTTTGGGTATAATCTCAGGTCTGAGAACTAACCATATAATGTCGTTCTTTGGGGCCTTACTGTCGAGTATATCAATTACAGACATTCTTTTATCGAGTCCGCAATCAATACGCATTTGTTCAAGTTCTTCTCCGTCGTAACATGGGTCAAATTTAAGAATTTGTTCAATTGTTAGAGTTTTCATTTTTTTTCTCCTGTTTGCTTTTCTCTTTGTTAATAAATATAATATAAGACATCACTTATATTCTGTCAAGCCTTTTCCTTTAAAAGTGAATTTTTTTATTTAAGTATTGACTTTTTAACTGAATACCTATTCATTTATTATATATGAAAATACCTTTCACGTCTCTCGAAATTAAATCCATACGAACAGTTGATTTGGCCAACGATATTGGCGAGGCTGCTTTAATGGGCCTCTCCAATGGCGCGCCCTTGCATATATACCCCCGGCAGGCTTACGCAATGGCTGAAAGAAACATGGACCTGGGGAAAGCGGTTGGCGATATTGCCGCGAGTATAGCAGCATTAAAAAAGGGTCTGACTGATGGGGAAGAACTTCTCTTCGGCGATCCATTAACCACGCTATTAAACAGGCCCCGCGGCGGTACTACCGGCCCGCAGTTTTGGCTCAGCTTGGTTGAATCGTTTCTCTTGACTAATGAGGCGTGGATTATAGCCCGCGGGCAGTTTTACCGCGAGCCCCTGGAGCTGCTTAATATTCGGCCCTATGATATAGAGATAGATTTTAACACGTCCGACGGTTTGCCGAACTATATACGCACCATGTCGAACCGCGACCGGCGATATTATTACAGGCAAGAAATAGACGGGCAATACCGCTATATTGATAAATCGGGCCTGAATGAACTTATTCCCGTTATTGGGCAAACGTCCCTGGTTGACGGTTGGCGGGGTCGGTCGGTCCTTGCAAAACTATTTTATGATATTGAAATGTCAAGCGACGGAAAGCGCCATAATGTTTCCATGCTTAAAAATGGTATGCGGACCACGGGCATATTGTCACCCAGTAGCGCCCCCGGACCGGGGCAAACCTGGCCCCCGGATGCCATAACAAAATTAACCGAGAAATTGAGAACTTTTAACCAGGGCGCGGGCAATGCAGGAAATATAATTGCAACGAATATCCCTATGAAGGTTGACGGCCTTAATCAGTCGAATAAAGACATGGATTTTTTGAACCTCTTGCAAGTGTCGAGGGAATCCATATATAATCTCTTTTCTTTCCCCCTTCCCCTGGTACTATCCGACGCCATGACACTTGACAATTACACGGTCGCCCAGCAAGCCTACTACACCGAAGCGGTTTTTCCAGTTTATAACATTATAGCCGCGGGATTATATGAAGCCTTTGCGCCACGGTTTGGTCTCGATGAGACAACCAGCCTGTCATTTTCTGAGGCCGATATTGAAGCATTAAGGCCCGTCCGGGTTGCCTCGATGGAGAAATTAAAGCTATCCGAGGCGGTCAGTATAAACGAGATACGTAAATCCGGCGGCTATGGGCCTGACCCCGTGGGTGACGTTACTCTTGTCAGTGCGGGCAAATTGCCCTTGACGGTTGTGGCTGACCCGCTGGCGCTGCCCGAGGTTGACGAATGACACCGGCAGCCCAGGCAAATAGAGCACTAAAAAATAAGATTACCAGCGAGCGCTGGTATCGAAAAAACCTTGCCCGCTGGATTGCCGAGGTTGTAAGTAATTATAGAATCGGGCAGACCGTGGTTGACCCTGACAGTGTGCCGGTTTTGCATGATGTACTCAGAACCGGATATAATAAAGCTATAAAAGACTTAACAACAATAGACATACGAGAATTTAAAGCGGGCGGCCTGGGGGTTGCGATTGTAGGCGGGACCGATGAATTGTTAAACACGGCGAGCCGTAATATTTCTGCCGTTATGCTGGGTGAGTATCAACTAAGGCTCGGCACGATAACCCCTGAGATAAGCAAAACAGCCTCAAAACATATACAAAGAGTGTCGGCCCTGGCCGTAACTGAGCAATGGAGCCAACGGCAGGCCGACGCGGCACTTTTTAACTATCTAAAAAGTCAGCGCCTTGTTATTGCCCTGACAGAAAGTCAATGGGTTGTAGAGGCGGGCAGGCGGGCAACGGTTGTCTCAATATCGGACCCCCTGGGAAATACGATAGAGCAGATAGTGGACCTGATAGAAGCCGGCGACATAAATGCAGCAAAGAAATTATCAAAGCAGGTCATGAAGCTATCAAAATTACCCACGGGAATAAATCAGGCCCGTGTAATAGGCGCGGTCAGCGACGCCGGGCGGGTATCACTCACTACACCGCTGGTGCAGGGCCGAACGATTGCAAACCTGCGGGCCCACGCGGAAAGGTTGGGCGGGGAAACTAAAGGCTGGCAACCGATAGGCGATAGCCATACAAGGGAAACACATTTTCAAGCGGGCGCGGAATATCTAGCGAACCCGATACCTATTGAACAGCCCTTTGTAGTTGGCGGCCAGTTAATGCAACACCCGGGCGACGGGTCACTTGGCGCGACGCTTAATGAGGTTATAAATTGCCGATGCGCGGCAATATATTTTTAACAGGTGAAAAGCTATGCAAAATAATTTTAGTATTGATTACAATTTTGAAATAAAAGAAACCGAAGAGGCCGACGGCTTTTTCTACTTCGACGGCTACGGGTCTACAAAGGATCTTGACCTCGTTAATGATATTGTCGAGCCCACGGCTTTTAATGAGTCTATAAAGCGCGGATTGCCAAAAATGTTATGGCAGCATAACCGAGACGAGCCGATAGGTGTATATATTTCAGCCGTCCCGGATAGTAAGGGCCTTAAGGTCCGGGGGAAAATGCCCCTTGACGATACTTTTGTAAGCGGTCGTGTAATACCTCAGCTAAAAGCCGGGAGTGTTGACGCGCTTTCAATTGGGTTTAGAATTAAGCGCTCAGAGTGGGACCAAGAGCGGGGAATCAGAACGATAAAAGAAGCAGATTTACACGAGGTTTCACTTGTTACCTTTCCGGCAAACCCCGCGGCGAGAGTGACCGGATTAAAGGGCCTTAAAGACTGGGCTGAAGTGGCGCCCATCGTACTAACTATAAAAGACGTAAAGCCTGGCGTTTTCGCCCCGTTTACTCATCGCTGGGAAACAGAGAAAGCCGCGGAAAGAATGGGGCTTTCTGAAAGCGCGGGAAATATTAGTGATATGATAGGCGGGAAAAAGTTTTATGTACCGCGGGCAATATTCGCCCTTCGGGTTGCTATAGACAAGGGCCTTTATATAGAAGAAAGCGGCGCATTAAAAGAAAAAGTCAATCTACTATATGAAGGGCTTGAATTACCTGCACCCTTTGAAGGTGAGAAAAGCCGGGCCTATTGCAAAACAGAATTAAAAAACTTACTTACGGGTGACTTGCTTTTTGTTATCCGGTATAAAGAGCTGTCAAAAGATGCGGCCGATTACGTTGTACGGGCGGTGCTTGCCGTTGATAAAGGTGAGAATCCCGACGCTGAGAACGCGCTGGCCGGGCTAATTGATACGCTTAAAAAATTCAAAGAGGTAAAATAATATGTCAGAAAATATTGACGTAATGGTTGACGAGGTAAAAGAACTCGTCTCCCAGTTACAAAAAAAGCATGAAGAGAATGCCGGGGCCACGTCCGAAGAAGTGGAAAAGATGAAAGAGGCCGCGGGCGTTATATCTGAAAAGATTTCAGATATGAATGTTAAGCTTGACGCTGAGACAACGGCCCGCGAAGAGCTTGAGCTTTCTATGGCACGCATTAAAGAAAGCGGCAGCACCGACGGCGACGTCAAGAGTAATCCAGAATATTTAAAGGGTTTTACTTCTTATCTTAAGGGGCAGGTTGCGATAGGCGCCGAGATAGTAGAAGAAGAATTTAAAAATCTGGTAAATGCCAACGCGGGAGTTGATGTATCCGACCAGGGTATGATTACACTAAAAGCCCTTTTAGTTGGGTCGAACCCGGACGGCGGGTATTTTGTACCAGTTGAACGGTTGACCCCTTTTTCAACTCGTATGTTTGAAACTTCGCCTATGAGATCCCTCGCTACCGTTATAAGTGCGAGTTCTGAGGCGATTGAGATTGTGCTTGACGATGATCAGGCAGATAGTGGCTGGGTCGGTGAGCTTGACGCGCGAACAGAAACCGACACCCCCCAGGTTGGAATTATTACAATTCCGATACATGAACAGTATGCAGAACCCAAGGCGACCCAAAAGGTCCTTGACGATGCAGCTATCAATATTGACGCATGGCTTACCGGGAAAATTGCCGACAAATTCGCACGAACCGAGAATACAGCCTTTGTCAATGGTACGGGCGTGAAACAGCCTACTGGTTTTATGACTTACGCAAACTGGGCAGCCGTTGGCACTTATCAGCGGGATAGACTGGAAACCCTGACAGCTACAGGAACCGCGGGCGCGCTTGACGCGTCTGACGACCTTATTAGCCTACAAGGGGCCCTGCTTGAAGCGTATCAGGCCAACGCTACCTGGACGGGTAACCGGGAAACATGGACAGACATCATGACCATGAAGGACGGTAACGACAATTACCTGCTTAATCTTGCAACCATGTTTCAGGACGGCACTAAAATGCGCCTACTTGGAAAGCCCTTTGTCATTTTTTCTGACATGGCCGACGTTGCAGCCGCTGCGGTGCCTCTAGCATACGGAGACTTTCGCGAAGGTTACACCATTGCCGACCGTATTGGAATCAGAGTTTTAAGGGACCCTTTTACTTCAAAGGGTTATGTAAAATTTTACACTACAAAGAGAGTCGGCGGGGCGCTTACAAGCTACCAGTCAATCAAAAGACTCTTAATCAATTCATAGGGGGTAATTGAATAATGCAAAGAGATTACGAAAGTATAATTCTGGTGACCGACATTGACTCGATTGCTATTGTCGCAAGTGCGCCGGTTACTACACTGGGCACGGCTTTAGATACTCAGGGACTCCGCGGGCTTGTCTTCGCCGGGGAACCTGACGAGGCAATCAGCACCGACGTTGCACACTGGGCGATTTATGAGTGTGACGAGTCAGGCGGTACTTACACCGTGGTCGATGATAGTAAATATCTGCCGACCGATGGGGCGCGTTTAATTACTGACGTGACCGGCGGGTTTATTAACAAATTTGCCGCGACCAGTACAAAAAGATATATCAAGCCGGCGGTTATTCCGACAACCATTGCCGACGATATCACTTTTTCTGTCACGGTTATTAAGTTTCCTGAACTTGTAGATGCTGGGGATCTTGGTCCCGCGGACGCATTGCCTTAAGCCTTAAAATTTAGCTAATTAAAAAGGGCCCGTCTCATACGGGCGGGCCTTTTTATTTCATGGGGGAAATATGGCAGCAACCGAACACAAAGCGATACCTGAGGGGGCCTGGACTGAGGTCACGGACGCGAGTTGTCTTTTTCAAGTGACCAGCCGGGACTCAATAAAGATAACCGAGGCGGCAACCCTGCCGACGGATCAGAGCGAGTATAAGCTCGCCCTATACGGCGAGATGTATTCTTTCACCGCGGACAGTACTAAATTATATGCATATAGCGACGGGGAACCGGCGCGTGTAGCTTTTGAGGCGGTATAATATGACAATTGGTACAAGCCCCAACGGTCCCGGAAGCGGGGATTTTGTTCGCGTCCGGTATGATGATTTTTTAATGCCCGCAACAACTACGCGACGGGGGGCCTTGAGTAAACCGGATTTTGATTATACTGAGTTAGGGCTTTTATTCCCTCAAAATGACGACTCGGAAAAAACATATAGCGTAGTACAAATGTCGCACGCTAAAAAGATGGATACTGCTTTAAGGCCGCATATTCACTATATACAAGATGAAGCCGAAATACCCGTTTTCAAACTTGACTATAGGTTTTATAACAATGGGGCGACAGTGCCCGGATCATGGACAACTATTTCAACCGCGGACGGATCGGGCGCGGCTTTCGCTTATACCAGCGGGTCCATTATGCAGATTTTAACTTTCCCAACGATTGCCGCCCCCACGGGGGAAACGGTCAGCGCTAATATAGATGTAATTTTTTACCGTGACGATAATGTCGTATCCGGGGATGTGCTTTTAAAATACCTTGATTTTCACTATGAAATAAACGACGCTGGCAGCCGGCAGGAGTATGTAAAATGACAATTGCACCGGGAAACGCTGCATTAAATAGTTTTGGGTCAACTATAACCCTGGACACGTTTAATAATCGTGTGTTCAGCCATGAAGTGTTCGGGATAAGCAAGCGTTTTACTATTGCTGCGGGCGCCGTTATGAATATCGTTATTGACCCGACCGAAAACGGCACTTTTCTGAAAAGCACTTTTGTCTTTTTACCCCTTTCCATAAGCGCGCACGGGGGCGGCCCGGTAAATATAGACATATACGCGGGAACTGATAGTGACGCGGATGGCACGGAGTGGGTCGCTACAGATAGAAACTTTATCGGCCCGGTTACACCTCACACGGTTGTACGACATAACCCTACTATAAACACGGCGGGTGTATTGTCGCCTGTAGAGGACCGGATTGAATCGGCGGCGGGGGTGGGGGTACACGCGGATACTGGGGGTCAGGTAAAAGGTGATTTTCTTTTTGTCCCGCGCTCTGATATTCGTTATATGGTAAGGTTGACAAATACCGACGTAACAAACCCGGCTACCGGGGTTTTTGCTTTTAATTATTTTGAAGTATAAACAGCCGGGGCGACCCGGTACAAGTAAAGGGTGTAAAAAGTGCTTAATAGAAAAAGGGCGGCCATATTATGGGATTTGTTTTTGATGAGAATATATTCATTTATCGCGTGTTGTTGTTTCTTGCTGGCGTTATTTTTGCCGAACTTCGCAGAATCCGACGCGACCACGCACAAACAGCCCGCACGGTCTACACCCTTAAGGGAGCACATGAAGCCCGACACGGAAAAGTTGAAGAAAAAGAAGCCTGCACCGTGCCCGACAACGGGGGCGCTTGCCCTGAGAGAAAAGGCGGTTTAGATGAGTAAGCAATTTATTACCCTGGCCGACGTTAAAATCAATAATACCTATACATATTATCGAATAGTCGCGCCAACGATAGCCGAGAAAGCCCCTACATATACCAACGGGGAGACCTGGCTAGATACCGTTACCGGGTACAGTTACGAATTGACCGAACAGGTCGGCGGGACCTGGACACAAATTGAAATTGACCTTGACAATAAGATAAATTATATACAAGGCTCGGTTTTTAAAACAGTAATAAATTACCTGGGAAACTATTTTACCGTGTCCCGCGTACTTAATTACTACGGCACTTATAAAACCGGATGGCCTACCAGCTTTACCCGTCAAGATGCGTATATCTTGACCCAGTACGAAAGCGCCTACTCCTCAAATACTTTTGACGCTGCGGGAAAAACTATAACTATTGATATCGATGCTTTATATGGGTCATTGACTGATACCTTTGCCGCGGGTGATACTGTTCTTGTATCCGGGACGCGTCGAAATAATGGATATTATACACTTGCTACCGTGGCCGCGGGCGTGCTCACTGTTTCCGAAGCCCTGGCCGATGAAGTCGCGCCCTCATTTCTATTTTTCGTTGACGTGCCCGCCGCTTTTACTCAATTGCTTGGTAAATTAGTTTGGTATGATCTTTATACACGGGCGAGCGTGGGCGGGTTAAAATCCGAGCGTGTGGGCACGTATTCTTTCACCGTGCAAGACGCTGACACGGCCTTGGGGTATCCGTCCGATATTACCGGCGGGCTTTCTGCTTATCTAAACGTGATAGGCGAAGGGGTGAGTTATTTTGTTAACTGATTACTATACACCGTATACGCTATATAATAATAGCGCGGGCATTGACGATACGGCGTCCACGGCGTGGGTGTTACAAGGTACATACCAGGGCTTTATTCAGCCCGTTGGCGGGGGCGAGGCCTACCGGGACGGGAAAAGCGGTGAGCAGGGCACGCATAGACTTTATACCGCGGTGAGCGTTTCCGCGAGTTACGGCGATAAAGTAACATGGCAGGGGCAGACTTTTAAAGTCCTGTACAGCATACAACCGGCCGGGATAAGCAGCCGGTCAAGGCATAAAGAAATTTTACTCGGGTTGTTTGAATAGTGGCGAATATAAAAGTACAAATAAACCTGAATATGAAAAAATACGGGCTGACCTTTGCCGACCGTATGGCCCAGCTTGCTGCTGCCGAGGTAGTGACAAAGGCCCGGCAGTATGTCGCGAAGGACACAAAGGCCCTGGTAACAAGTATACAAATCGAACCGACGCTTTCCAGTTTTGCCCATTACACGCCCATTGCAGAAACCGAGTATGCGAGGGCCCAGGAGTGGGGGCGCCCGGATCTTAAAAATTATACTTATACACCATATATGAGGCCCGCGGCGAAGTGGGCCGGGCAGTCGGCGCAAATGCAGAAATATATCAAGCGGGCCGAAGAGGCCGCGCTCAGAATTGCAAAGGTTAGCAAATGACACCGGACCAGATAATATATACCCATATAAAAGACAACCTGACTTATACCGGGGCTTTTAGGTATGGCAACGCGAAGGGCAGCGAGGCGCCCTATATTATTATGCTGAAAGTTGCCGACCTGGAAACCCCTGATACTTTATGTGTCGATTATGGCGACCAGGGCGAGGCCCTTTTTCAGTTTTCAGCTTATACCGAGGGGGGAACCCTGGCGATACAAGAATATTTGCAAGCCTTTAAAATTCAGGTTGCAGACTTGAAAGGCACGCTTGGCGCGGGGGCGAACCTTTTACAAATATGGTATAATGAGACCGGCGGCGTTAGGTTATTAAACGACGGGCAGAGCACTGAGGTGATTTGGGGCGCAATATTTGAAACTACATTAAGGTGGCGGTATGTATAATAAAGAAAGCGAAAAGAAATTGATTTGTAAAGAATGCAAAGGTGAAAATTTCCGTGGCGTTCGTGAGAATCACGAGCTGACCGGCTACAAATGCGTAAGATGCGGGGAAGTTTCCCCGCTTAAAAAATCAGCCTTTAAAAAGCGGGCTGAAATACAAGAAAATAGCGAGGTTTAATTATGGCTTTTTTAGGAAACGGCGCCCGCTTTACGGGTGATGATGGTTTTGGTAAAGACGTAGCTTTTGGGGCTGAGGTGACGGGAGACGCGGCAACACCACTTCCCGTTGGTTCGTATGTAGTGATTGCCGTGGCGGTAATTAGTACTCTACCGGGTAACACTACGGGGACCGCGATTGGCGTGGGTGACGTTTTAATCGTTGACGCCCTGGCGGCAATAACCCCGGCGGTGGGTGATGATCTTGTCACGCTTACCCTGACAGATAAGTGTGATCTTGCATCGTGGTCAATGGAATTTACAAAGGAAGAAATCGACGTAACGGTGTTATGTGACGCCATCAAAAAATATCGAACAGGTAAGGCTGATATGTCCGGGGCACTCGAAGGAATTTTTGTGGCCGGGTCTACTGATAAAGTAGATGGCGACCTGCAAGAATTTATCGATGTTGTAAGGCAAGACGGTGATACTAACTGGGACCGTTACGAACAACAAGAAGAAATTAAACTCGGTTTCTTTTATGTCAATAATGACGCCACCTTGGCCGATGAAATGTTCGTTGTCTCACCTTACCAGGCTTTTGGTATGAAGCTCGGCGGGGAAATGGGGAGCGCTCAGAGCTTTTCAAGCTCATTCAGATTCGCGCCTCTGGTTTACACGTCCGTGGCGGGTGTTGATGTAGCTATTCAGCCGACCTTCCATCGGGTAAGCGCAGCGTAAAAATACTTTTATAGAAATGAGGGAAAATAAAAATGATAATAACAGTAAACAGTAAAAATGAATACAAATTTTACCCTGCAATCGGGGGAGAGAACGACGCGCTAACACTAGACAGAAAATTTTGTGTGGTATTGCGTCGCCTCTCTCCGGTTATGCATTCGGGTAAATGGGCGAACATTGACGCGGAAAGCGGGAAGGTAGATATTGATATTACCGCGCGAGTACGCGTGCATATTGTAAGGCTTGAAAACGCCCCGACCCTGACAGACGAGAACGGCAACGCCTGGGAGTTGACGATTGAGGATCTAACCGGCGCGCAGTACCCGGAATTATACCCGGTTATTAGCCAGATTAACGATGAGTTAAGCCGGTTCGATGAACAGGCCTCAGGGGTAGACGAAAAAAAATAGTTGCCGCTTTTCATCTTGTTATGGAAGGAAAAGCGGCGCGCGTGATACGGCCTGAACTATTGGACCGCTGGCACGTTGTAGGGAAGGGAGCGGACCCGGTTTTAATATGTAAAAAAAGCGAGCTTGCCGGGTTATTTTCCCCCTTGTTTTATCAGGTCTTTGAAGTATGGAATTATTTTCATGCGGGGTTTGGGTTGCCGGGGGGCTTACCCTGGGACGAGCTCGACCCGATTTTATGCAAATTGATAAATTGTATTGAGGCCCATTATCAAACCAATTTCAGCACGGCAGGGGCTCAATTACAATACACGGAAGCACAAATGAGGCAGGGGCGACAATGACCGAAGCGGCAAGAATAACCATACCAGTCAGCACCGACGCCGCGAAGGCGGCAAAGGATTTAAACAAGCTGGATAAATCCCTGGGCCAGAATGCACAGAGCGCAAAGGGCGCTGACCGGGCTTTCAAGGCCTTGAAAGGCGTGCTTATCGGCGCGGGTATTATCGGCGCTTTTAAAATGCTTTCTTCTGCGGTCAGTGAAAACAACCGTCTTTTTGCCGTACAGGAAAAAGCAGAGCGGAAACTTGCCGCGATTGTAAAAGCTACGGGGAAAGCTGCGGGCTATTCAGCCAAAGAGATGCAAGCCCAGGCGGCAGCCTTGCAAAAAGTCACGACCTTTGGCGATGAAGTTGTCATGGAAGGACAGGCCATCATTGCGACATTTAAAGGTATACAGGGCGAGGCTTTCCAGCGTACCACCGAGATGGCCCTTGACCTTTCCGCAGCCTTTGGCCAGGACTTGAAAAGCTCAGCCATTCAGCTTGGTAAAGCCCTAGAGGACCCGACAACCGGACTAACTGCATTAAAAAGAATAGGGGTATCTTTTACCGAAGCGCAAAAAGCACAAATAAAAGCAATGCAGGAAGCCGGCGACGTTGCCGGGGCCCAGGGTATTATTTTAGATACTCTTGAGGGTCAGGTGGGCGGGGTCGCGCGAGCCTTTGCCGATTCGTCAAGCGGGCAGATAGCGCAGTTTTCAAATGCTTTTGGCGATCTGCGCGAACAGATGGGCGGTTTTTCTACCAGTATACTTGCCGGGTTGGTCCCGGCTTTTACCCGGTTAATAAACGCGCTGTCAAATAGTAAAGTAATTTTACCTGGTATTGCTGCAATGTTTAAACTTGTCGCGGGGGTAATAGGTGGTTTTGCGAAGGCCGTTGCCTTTGCCGTCGAGGCCGTCGAAGAGATAGGGCGACAGGTAGCGGTAAAAGACCAGGCAAAGCAAATTGATAAATTAAGAAATAGTATTGCCGCTATGGCTGCGGAGCGGGGCAAAGATAAAACGCTCACCGCAACGTATACCCGACAAATAACAAAGGCAAAAATAGCACTCAATAAGCTGCTAATAACTCAGCGCAAATCGGCGCTATTGAGTCAAGAGGATTATTTGTCGGACGTGGTGCGGAATCAAGCGTCTTTTGGCTCTCAGCTTGGGACCACCGCGCAACAACTCGCGAAGTATAATCAAAAAATAGCTATAATGCGCGCACGCTTGCAAGCAATAAAAAAAGCGCAGGATGGCACAAATGTGGCGCTCGCCCAGGAAGCCGCCGGGATACGGCGGGGTATAAAATACTGGGCCGCACGGGCAGCGTCGGAAAAACACGCCACCGGGGTAGCTATAAAGGGTGGTACGCAAAATATTGGCCTTATCAAACAGCAGACCGCCCTACGGGATAAGCAAGTTGCCGGGGTGAAAGCGCTACAACTAGAAAACGATAAATTAAAAGCGTCCCTTGGCGGGGTAACTAAAAATATTGACCTGAGTGTCGGGGGCCTGCCAGATCTTGAAAAAGCAAAAACCACGCTTGAAGATATACGGCGCATGCTCGCGGACAGCGGCGACATACAACAGGCCATACGGTTACAGAATACGGCTTTTGTCGAACAGGTACGTCTTGCAAAGGGCGCGGGGCTTTCTACCGTCGCCCTGACTCGTTTTCAGGGACAGCAAAAATTAGAACTTATTCGGGGTTTTCTCCAGCAGTCAACTCAACTAGAGGGCGCGGGCATTGACCAGCGCCGGGCAGCGCTTACCCAGCAGTACGCAGAAATTGAAAAGCTGCAAACTCTCAGCCAGGATCAACGCCTTGAAGCCCAGCGCGTATTTAATGAGCAATCGGATATATTAGATCAAGAACGTTTTGCCTCAATAGCAGCCGGGGCCCAACAGATAGCCGGTATAGCCAACGGGATTATAGGCCTGGGGCAAGCGGTGAGTCAGTACCGTCAAGCGCAAATGAAAGCGGAAATTTCTGCAATGGAGCAACGCGGAGCCTCGTCCGAAGAGATAGCGCAAAAAGAGCGCGAGCTCGCACGGAAAGCGGCGCGGGATCAAAAGAAATTTGGTATATTTTCAACTATAGTTGATACTGCGGTGGGCGTGACAAAGGCCTTTGCAACCCTGCCGATATGGGCGGCCATACCCGCGGCCATTTTAATAGCCGCAAAGGGCGCAGTACAAACCGCCGCTATCTCAGCAACACCCCTTCCCGCGGCCCAGTTTGGTGGGTCCTTTACGGTACCCCCTGGCAATCAGGCCGACAGTGGATTACTACGAGTCAATCAGGGCGAGACCGCCGAAGTTAAGCCCGTCCGGGATAGCGGGGGCGGCGACAAGGGCCAGGTCATACAGATCGGCGGTCAGGATTTTGAGGGCTATATCACTGATATAGTTAATCGAAAATTCAGCGCGGGTGATATACAAGTTAGGCGAAAAGGGGCCATAAAAACAGCATGAAAATAGGTAAAAATACTTTAATCACCGTGGCAAATACGACGGTAACGGAAAGCGCAACGGCTGAGTTAAACCGGGACGCGGAAAATTTACTTGACCCTAACAGCCTTGTTTTGTGGCAAGTCGAGGGGGCGAGTGAAACCGCGCTCTATGAATTTGCCCCACCCATTGCCCCCGATATGGTCGCCCTTTTTAATATCGAGGTTGACAGCGCTATACAAATTGACGTGTATAGCGCATACCCTGGGACAATAAGCGACACGGTAACCGTGACCACGGCAAACCTGCGGGGCCTGGACGCATATAATATATATCTTGACGTAACAGCCGCGACAATTGAGGCGATAAAGATAACGGTAACCGGCACGGGGGCCACGTCCCTGTCAAGTGCCGGCTGGCTATGGGCGGGGGAAGTTATCAACTTCGGGTGCGCCGAAGAGATGCAGCCCTTCGACCACGCGAACGACGCCGCGACAATAACAAGAAGCAACGCGGTAGACACAAACCCCTCGTATTTATACCAGACTTATAATATCACGCTGAAAAAAGAAGCGGGTTATGAGGAGTTAAGAACAAAAACGCGGGCCCTGCTTGTCGAGGGCTACACCGTGCCCCGGCCTTATTTAATAAATGAGCCTTTTCTCACTACTCCTGAAATTTTACTCGGAATTTTAGACAGCGGGAAAATAGGTTATGATGCCTTTTATATGAAAGATGAAACCGGCGAGGACTTCGCCGCTCAAGTGACAATAGGAATAAGGGAAACAACGGGGGCTGTAAATGTCGATTGACCAGTTAAATAGTTACCTACCAGGGCAAAACTTAAACAACCTGGCGAACAATGTAGATTATAACTCGCTGGGCATGGATTTTACACAAATAAGCTCGCCCTTTACCGGGAGCCCCGCGACGGTATCCGTCGCAATCGGGTCAATGTGGGAACTTAACGGCAATCGGTATGTAATAAACACCGCCGCCGCTACCTTCGCCCTTGCAAGTGCAACAGATAACTATATCACATATAATGAGAGTACCGGCTTTTCTTCGGCGGCGACCACGGGCGCCTGGTCGGCAGTCAAGCAAGGGTTTTACCAGGCCGACGGAATAACGCGCACCCTGCACTGGTATATCGAAGAAGAGACAGAAACTATATTAAGACAAACCGCGGACAGTTACGAGGGAGTTTTAAAAAGCGTGCACGGGGTTACTGATGGCATGATAGGGATTTTTGGGCCGGATGAGAAAATGCAAGATATTATATTTGCTAATAGTATATATTGCGCGGTCGGGTTGGGGGGTAATATATACACCTCACCGGATGGCCTGACCTGGACGAGCCGAACAAGCGGGACAGGCTCGGATTTATACAGTATTGCCTACGGTGCAGGGCTTTTTGTCGCCGTGGGGGGCTCGACTACTTATTATACGTCAGCGGACGGGGTAACCTGGGCAGCGCGCGCGGGTAATTTAATCGCTTCGTGTGTAATTTTTGGCGGGGGCTATTTTTTAACCGCGGGATTTAACGGTTGCCGATATTCAGCCGACGGGATAAATTGGAGTACTGCAACGACAGTTTCAGATTTTCAAACCGCCGCATATAGTGATACCCTGGGGCTTTATGTAATCGGTGGTACTGGGATCGGCGCCGGAACTATTTATTCGTCTCCTGATTTAACAACCTGGGCCGATCGCTCGCCGAGTACTGACTTTGTTACGTGTCTCGGGTGGTATGAAGGCTTATTTTTTGGCTACGCTTATACCGCGGCTAACGCATATACTATCTATTCAGCAGATGGCATAGCCTGGACGCTTGCTAGCAGTGCCCCGGCAGGTACTTTTTGCTATAAAGGGCGCGGGGGGTCTGGCTTGTTTATTATCGGCGACCTTGTGTCAAGGGACGGGAAGTCATTTTCTCGCTGGGGGTCCGACGCGAATAATGTTTCTGTGACCTACCCCCATGATGGCTATTTTTATACGACCGGCGGCGCCTTTGTGGGGGCCGCAGACTTCGGCCTTATTTCCCGCGGTCGGTATCTAGCTTAATGATACTTTTAACAAAACAAGGGCGACAAATTGATGTGCCCCGGCTCCATGCTTTTAAGTCGGGCGTGTGGTCTTTTCAATTTTATGGCGATACTACATATACAGATCCCTTTGATTCGTCTGTATGGAACTGGGAAAATGTCAATAATGATTTACTTGAGGTCCTGGGCGTCACATATAACGGGCGCCCCCTTACTCCTACTTTATCCCTTGCCGATTGTACCGCCTTGCAGGGGTCTTTTTACTGGGACGATACGAACGGGTATTTATATGTAAACTGGCCCGCGTCGTGGGGTGATTGGGCAATCGGGCGGGATATAACTTCATATAGTGAATTGTATGCCGGGTATGCAAGCGGGTATAGTAAGACCAGCAAGAATTATTTTGACGGGCTTTTCTACGAACCCATATTGACCGGAATGTCGGGGCTTGCAAAAAAAGCGGACCTTACAAAGCTGGGTTTAATTTCCTTCGGTGAATCGTCTTTCACTCTCACAAACGAGGGCGGGCGGTTTGATAAGTATAGTGACACCGAGGCAATCGGGACCGCGGCCCAGTTTTTTTATATCGAGCATGAAGCTATAACCATTGATACAACAGATCAAATTTTTACGGGCACTCAATACGGATATAAAAACGACAGATCGAAAATACAGATAAATGTAATAGAAAACAGTCTTTATCAAAATAAACCAGTATGTCAAAATACCGTTACCCTGGCCGAATACCCCGACGCGGGCGACCGAAAAGGTAAATTTTTACCTGTGGCATGGGGCAAAATGGACAAAGGGATTTTAATCCCGGTAAATGCCGGGGCCCTGGAAACGTCAAGCAGCGGCACGGCAACGCTATTACTTGCCGACCCAGCGCACGGGCCCTTGACCGCGGTTACTGCAATATATAACGACGAGGGCGACACGGTAAGCATTTTAAGCACTGACCTGAACGCCTGCACCGTAACAGTGACAAAACCCGCGGATGTCGCCCCCTCGGCCCTTGACGGGTACACCTGGGAAGGTCAGGGCTATACACTGACCGGGACATATAATAACGGCCTTGACATTATCCGGGATGCGTTTTTTAAGCTCGCCGGTATCCCTTTTATAGAATCGACCTTCGACCGGGGGCAGTGGATACGGGAAACCCTCGACAATACCGAGTCAATTGGAATCAGTATTCAATCAGATAAAGGCTTTATTGAGGAGCTTGTCGAGCCTATTACTACCAGCTTACAAGGTATAGTTGATATACTGGGTGACGGTCGAATAAGTTACCGCACCCGCGACGATAGCGCACCGGTATCTTATACGGTTGAGCAGTACCAGCAAACGAACGAGCCGGCACTTGACGAGAAAGCCGACGAGATAGTCAGCGAAGTACTTATCCAATACGCGCCGAACTTTAAAGATCCTGAAAATGAGTACAAGAGTTTTACCTATATCGACGAACGGTCGAAGGTCATAAAAGATTACGGGCTTGACCGGCGCGAGCCATTAAGCCCGGTCGAGACTGTTTTAACCGATGAGGGCGACGCCGAAGCCCTGGCCGTTAAATTGATGGACACATCAAACCAGGGCGAGACCCGCCCCGCGGTCCAGAAAGCGCGGATAAAAAAGGATCTTGCTGTATTTGATATTATTGGGCTTGACGTGGGGCGATATAATGTAGCCGATTATTTATATGGTGAGGTGTTAAACATCGAGCCGGATTATATAGGCAATCGGGAAAAATATATCATACGGGCCATTGACGGGGCCGACGCTAATATTTTACTGTATCACCAGGGCCGTATTCTCGGGACTGCGCTTTACGGCACCCCGTTGTCAGGGTATACCAGAATCAGGGAGAGTTTATAAAATGAGTTTGACAACCTTATACGATTTTAATTTTGCAACGCCGCCCACGATTACACGGGAATTATACAACACCGTCGGCAGCGCGGCCTTTTACTTAGGCAATTACGGCGAGGCTTTTACCGGCGGGACCGATTTTGAGATCTGGAGCGCCGCGGTTGCGGGCACCCAGTTAGTCGAAAACGTCGATTATATAATCAGTCAGAACGACGCGCGGGGTGATATTTTTTACAGCAACCAGTCAAGCGTTACCCTTTATAGTGACGTTACTATATTAAATGCGACATACCAAACGGGTAATATTTATATCACATACAAGGACTACGGCACATATTACAGTACCGGGGTAATTAACAATTTACAGGCGCAAATTTCCGCGCTGGGTTCCCCGGTTAACGCGATAAGTAAAAGCGCCGATTATACGATACTCGACGCGGACCTGGACGGCTATATCGAGTTGACCGTATTTGTTAACCCCTCAGACGGGGAGGTTACTATAACCCTGCCCACGCTGGCCGACAATCAGGGAAAGAAAATCCGGGTTACCGCGTCCGCGCTTGGGGGGAAAGTAACAATTGACGGAGAGGGCGCGGAGACTGTTAACGGCGAATCCGAATGGTATTTAACTAGCGACGGTGATTATTTAGTCTGCACAGCCTACACGACGGAGTGGAAAATATTAAATTATTCGGCCTCGTATGACACAGGATGGATTAACTGTAACGATTGGTCAAACAGACGTTTAGGCACCCCACAGGTTGCCTATGATAATTTATCTGGTACTTTTACCGTGGGCGAAGTCGTTACCGAGTCGACAAGCGGAAATACTGGAATAATACAATGGAACTCCGGTTCAGAGTTAATCATTAAAAGCGTAACGGGCTCCGGGGTGTGGACGAATAACAGAACACTAACCGGGGCAACGTCCGGGGCAACGGCACTGGTAAATGAAGGCAGCGGGTCAACTAAGAATATAAACTCCCTGCTTTACCATGATTTTGTAAACGCGACGGAAACCGAACTTGTTATAAGACTTACCTTGTCAGAAGATAAGACGAAAGGGAACTCATATTTTTACGGGTATTCTAATGTCAATTCTGACGGGTCGGTAGAGTATGGGACTAATATGAAGGGGTCAAGTACTCTTGGTGCTTTTTCTGTTCAAACGGGGGGCCACGGGGTGCTGTATTATGACACCAACGGTAACGGGGTAGCAATAGCATCACAGAATTGGTATTATAAAGTCTTAGTACAGTATAAAATTTAACCGGATTTTTCAAAAGTTTAACGGGGCATAAAGACGTAGAATCAGCAGTATAAAAATATTATGGCGGGGCTCACGTGGACATAAAAAATAGACTAATACATGCTTGCATCGGCGCGCTTTTTATACCGTTTTATTTTTTGGCGCCCTGGTTGCCCGTGCCCCTGTCTTTACTTTGCGGCGTGTGCGTAGAGATATGGCAATATTATTTTAAAGACGGGCGGGTCTTAAAATTATATGATAGAATACCGGACGCGCTGAGTTATACTACATTAAATTTCGTCTTTATCGGGGTAATGTATGCCAGTAAGTAGAGCGCCGCAGCTTATCACATCAAAGTACGGGCCCCGCTGGGGCGGCTTTCACCGCGGGGTTGACCTGCGGACACGGGACGCGGAAAGCTGGGCGCCATGTGAAATAATAGCCCCGGAGCGGGTCGAGATAATAAGAAAAGTATATCAAAAAAAATGGGGTTATACTATAGTTGTACGGGGGCTCGATAGCGGGTATAAATTAAAATTTACACATGTAAAGCCTGATATTGACGTAAAGCCGGGGCGGGTTTTTTTACCCGGTGAGACGCTGGGCGCGCCCCTCGTTACTGAGTACATGCGAGAAAAAAACTACGGCGAGCACTTACATTTTGAGACATGGCTAAAAGGGACACCGAGAAACCCGATTAAATATTTTAATAAAAAAGGAATTGATTATGAATACAAAAAATGAGGGCGCAATTATTACCGGGATTAAAAAGCTATCTGGTTTTGTAAAAGCGGGCGGCGCGCCTTTCTGGCGATTGCTCGCCCTGGTTGTTGTCGTGGGCCTTTTTGTCGTGTTGGGCCTGGCCGCTTTCAAGGGGTGCGAGTGGACGGGGAAAAATTCACACTTGAAAATAAAATCAGCGCCCCGGACGGTGATACAATGAAAAAACTAACACCCTTTTTAATACTTGCCGTCTTGTCAAGCTGCGGGACATGCAAGGGTAAATTTGAACCCGTGATTGTGCCGGGGTGGACAGATGAATGCAACGCTATGGCCACGATAGGAAAAATGGAATATTATGATGAAGAGAAAAAGCTCGCCGCCCTTGCCATACCCTTTTGCTTTAAGTCGATAAAGCGTAAAGATTGCAGGCGGCAGCACTTCGGAGTCAATAAGGAAACTGGAATAATAAACCCGGTTAATTATGGCGCGGCGGCGAAGTATAGAGATTATACTCAGTGTATGGCAGAAAAAGATTAAACTATTCCGCGACATACCCCAGCAGTAAAAGCGCAGGGAGTAGCCCGGCCAGGTTTATATACCGCCCGCGCTCCCAGGTTAACACATACTCGCAGCCCTCTATAATACCGTCCCGGTCAATCGGCTGAAACCTGACAGCCCGGCAATGCTTCGCACCTTCGGGCATAAAAAATGAGGCAACAAAACAATAAGCCGACCCGCTTGCGCGCTTTAAATAATTAAGCTGGTCAACCTCTAACCCGTTGCCCTGTATTTTGAACTCAATAATAAAACCGTGATGGCGCCAGAAAGCGAAAACGTCAAGTCGCTTATAGCCGCCGAAGGTGTCACCGAGTTTTTCCCATACCACGCCGGGGGCCTCTCGCTTTATCTGTTTGGTTAATTCTTGTAATAATTTTCTTTCTGTCATTGTTTACCTCTATGTGACATAAGCCTTATTTTGTCTCTTTAAGTTTGTCGTACAGTAATTTTGCAGTTTCTTCGAGAGAAAATTTATTGTCAAATTCCTCTTTTACTGCTTCATAAAAAACATCGCACGATACCCCGTCATTAGCGTATTCATGCATATCAAGCATGTCTACTAACTCGTCACAATGTGCATGAGTTCTCCATGTATAAAGGGTATCATCTTTTACATTCTGGTAATTATATTTATCGCCTTTCTTTATTTCACCACCGCAAAAATCACAGGTATAATCTTTTGAGGCTTTTCGGTTTCCGCTGTCAATCAGTTCCATACTTCCTCCTTATAAGACATAATGTTCCTTTTGTCGCCTTAATTAAACCTTTCGATAATCCCGGTTTCCCCTGCCTCTACAACCTTGTAATATTCAACAG